GTTGCTCCACGTTATTCAACATATTTCGCGTACTCTTCTAAAGGCACACCCAATTTATTTGCTATTGCAACCTGTGAAGGTGTGAGTCTCACAGTTTTGCGCCCTGGCTTTGCACTTCGCTTTGCGGGTGCTACCGTCTGAGCGGGTTGGCTCGTCTGAGTTTCTTCGTCGTTAAACTTATGAGGAAACTCGTTTCGAATCCTATTATTGATCTCATCATAGTATTCATCGCTTGCTGGGTCAAACCCTTCTGACAATAAATCTTCATGAAAAGCAAAAGAGGTCATAGTCATAGCTTTGTCGTTTCCGAACCAAGGATTATCTTCCGCCCATGCTTGAGCTTTAGGATCTGGTTCAGAATACTCTTGAGGCTGTGGTTCTGGCTTCTTTGGTATCTCCTGTGTTACCTGTTGTGTTTGCTCTGCTTTTGCAGTGCGCTCTTGATTCAAAGCTTGTACACGTTGAGCTTCAACAGCAAGAGCTGCTAGTTTTTGTTGTGCGTTCGTCTGTGCATCGATGTCTGCTTCTTCGTTTGCTTTTCTTAAAAGATTTTTTGTTGCTTCGGTTTCAGCTGAAATCCTGTTGGCCTCAGCTATGATGTAGTTACTATCTAAACTCGTTTTTTGTTGTGTTAGTGTTTCGTTTTCTTTCTTTACGTTTTCTGCAAATTGCGTTGCTGCTTGCTCTCTTCGTTCGGCTTCCCTTAGTTTAGCTGTTAGCTTGTCGATACGTTTCTTTACACTTTTACTGTATTCTTCGTGATCATCGGCTTTCGCTTCTTCGGGTTGAGGTTCAGGCTCTGGTATTACTTCCGCAGCTCCTTCATCACCTAGTACAGGTTTTTCTGGTTGTTGCGGATCAATAGGTAAAGCTCCACCTTCGTCTATATCAACATCCACCTCAGGACCAGTATCATCTAACTGTACTGTTTCCTCAGCGGCATTCATATTTAGTTTATGCTCAGGCATGGTCGTTCTCCATGGTTAAAATTGATGCAGAATTGCTTCTGGGTCTGGAACCGTTGCGATGATTTCATCATCATTCAACAGTTTTATTTCTCCGCCCTCGATTTGTATCCTTGATCCTGAGTATCTTCCAATCAATACCCAGTCTCCTGGTTTGCACCAAGGGCCAGTAGAAAATCTTTCTCCGTCGTACGCTTGTGGTCCGACTTTTAGTACATAGCCAAGCAGAGTTCCTATCTGCTGTCTCTCACGAGTTTCGCTTGTCAGAACAATACCACCTTCGGTTTGTCCTTGGCCTTTGTACGGTAATATCATGATCCTCCACCCTGTCGGTGAAGGCAGTTGGTCTAGTAGTTTTGAATCTAATTTATCAGGATCAAGCGTGGTCGCGTCTCCTTTCTTCTTACCTGATTGATAAGCTTTTTCTAAAACAGACTTATCTGCTTCTTTCTTTTTCCATTCTTCTTCCATTGCTAAAGTGCTTGGATTTGGCATTTATATCTCCTGGTTTTTCATTAGTTGTCGAATTTCTTCTCGTGTGTAATTTAACGCCTCGACTTGACCAGTCAGATTCTTGTAATGCTCCCAATCTCGGACTTCGCCGTTGGAGAGTATTTCTTGAAGTTGCTGTTCTTTTTCATCTATGGCGCGCAATACAGCTGTCGCGAATTGTAGTAAATCTATGTTGTTCCTCCAATTAAGTAAGGGTTAGGGGTGTAGGCTGCAGGGACAGGTATAGATGTTATACCTCCCATGTCTGGTACTCCAGCGGCTCCATACGGATTATTCTGATACTGTCCGCTTTGATACGGGTTATAGCCTACGGCTGGTTGTCCAACCATATAATTCTGTGTCATTTCAGCAGCTTGTTTTTGTCTTTCTGCTTCGGCAGCGGCAGCAGCTTCGGCAGCAGCAGTTTGTTCGCCTTGCATTTGTGCAATAAGTTCTTGTAGCTGAGTTATGAAATCGGGTTGTTGAGTCTCTGTTCCTGTGTCAGTTGTGTCTGTCCCTGTTGTGTCTGTTGTGTCTGTTGTGTCTGTTGTGTCTGTTGTGTCTGTTGTGTCTGTTGTTGTATCTAATATAGTATCGTCCGTGGTCGGTTGACCATTGCCCACGGCTTCTTCGACAGCTTTATTTGCAGCGTCTGTCTTTGCTAGTTCTTTTTCTACAGCGTCTTTTGCATCTACTCCTGTCATACCGTCGCCTTGTGCTGCGGCTATCGCAGCGGCTATGGCTGCTTCTATAGCAGATTCGCTTGTATTATTTACAGAAACAGACTCAATGATTTCTTCAAGTACATCTTTAGCTGGTGGTTGTTCGTCTATTTGATCTTCAAAACCATCACCGCTGTATCCTGTAGCGACACCTTGGCCACCATTTGCAGTGATGGACTCTGGCGTTATGTTAGGTGACATGGGTGACTCGCCAGAGTCCAAAGTCGTTGGCTCTCCTTCCATCATAGAAACGCCACTTGTTCCTAAGTTTCCTAAATCAGGAGACGTGGTTGCTCCCATAGCAGTTTTTTCCATAGCAGGAGTTGTTGCTCCTGGTTTTAACTGCCAGCCTGTGCTCAGATATTGAAAATTACCTGACTGTATAGCTGTGACTGCGTCTGGGTATCCTGCGTCTTGCCACCAAGCGCTACCAGGTGCGCCTGTAGTTGTGGTTGCAGGCATTTTCGTGACAGTTCCAGGATCTATTGTAGGAAGTTTTGAAGTGTCCACGCCCAAAGCACGAAGGTTATCCAACACTCTGTCGTCAAATTCAAACTTACCTACTGCCATCTTTTCTTGTCCTTTCTCTTTCTGCACCAACCTTCATTGCTGCTATATCTTCTTGAGATTTTAACCTCTCCTCTTCGGATTGATCTTTCTGTCTAAGCTTAGCTTTGTCTAGTTTGATCCTCTCCTCTGCGATCATCTTATCATCTTCATTTTCTTTTGCACGTATTGCAAGCTCTTGTTGTTTCAGTGCAACTACGCCATCGTCAGTAGATAGTATCTTTTCTATTCTAGGCATGATCGATTCCATGATCTCTAATTCTAGTTGTGCCTTCAAAGCTTCTTTTGCAGGGTTAGGTGGGGGTGGCATCATCATTCCTCCTTGCTGCATGGCTGGAACGGGTGCAGGTTGATCTGGCATCTGTTCGTTAGCTTGGTTCTGTGCTTCTAGTGATATGTGTTGAAATATGTGCGATACCATCATAGGTACTGCTGCAGGG